CCGATCGACCGCGACGGCAGCTTTGTTTATGACCGCGACATGATTCATCTGTCGATCTGCTCGGACTGCCTGATCTATCACGCCAACGGCGACGAGCCCGAGGAGTGGCACCAGTCGGCCGCAGACCGGCGCGAGGCCGAGGAGCGCCAGCAAGACATCGACCGGGCCAAGGCCCTGATCGACAGCGCGCGCGAGGAGCTTGGCGAGGACTCTGTCGGGCTGTCGCGCGGCGGCTTTTCGGTTGTCGATCTGCTGGCCGACAACATCCCAGACTGGACCGTCGACTACTGCCGCGAGATCGCCGACGAGATCGGGGGCGACTGATGACCGCGCTCAATTACGACGATCTGCGCACCGAGTTCCGGCTTGGTGACGACTACGATCCGTGGGGCCATTGCATGCACTGGCTATTTACGATCGCGGATCACTTGTACTGGACCGAGGGCGAGACGCCGGAAGCATGGCAGTTCCGGCCGTCTCCGATCGGGCCCCAGAATGACCCAGATGACTCTGATCGAGTTCCGCAACGCGCTCAACCGCTACGCCGCGCTGATGCGCGCGGCTGGCATGGACTACTAACCGAGGAGTGACATCAATGACAACGAATACCATGGACTTGTACTGCGACAACGTCGCATCGATCCCGCAGGACTTCGACTGGTCCGAAGGCTACGGCGAGACGTGGACGATCTGCCGGCCTGATTTTTGGAGCATGGAGGCCTGCCAGCTGTTCGAGTACGCCGACGACTACGGCGTGACCCTGGACGGCGACCCGCGCGAACTGTCACGGGCCGAGTTGATCGAGGGCTTGGAGTCGATCGGCGTGGCTTGCTACGACGAGGAAAGCGACGATCTGCTCGCCGAGGCCTACGGCGACAGCATGCTCGCCGGCGATCTGGGTTTTAACGAGGCCGACAACTGGCCCGATCTGATCTCGGAACGGTTCGAGGACTACGACGCGCCGGTCATGTCGTACCGCTACCCGATCCACTTGGAGCGGTTCGACGGCAGCGCCAGCGAGGCGGCCGCAAAACTGGACGGCCTGCCGCTCTGCCTGATCGAGGACATCGAGGAGGGCGAATTCTATCTGGCCCTGACTGGCGGCGGCATGGATCTCAGCGCGGAGATCTGCCGCGCGTACATCGCGCTCGGCCAGCGCCCGCCGGTGCACTTTTGCCGAGTGCCGCGCATGGCTGGCCGCAAGTATTCGCAGGACTTTCTGCGAGTGCTGATCGAGTCCTGCGAGGTCTCACAGAATTGGGCTCAGGGCACGATCAACGATCTGCAGGCCATGGCTGCTGACCCAGACTACGCGGAGGCTCAGCAATGACTGGCATCGAATTGGCCGAGGCGGTGACGGCCGTATGGTTCATCGCAGTATTCGGGCTGGCACTACTGGTGCCAGCCTTTCGCGCGCCGTGCAAGGCGCTGAAACGGAGGGATCAACAATGAAGGTATGCGAAGTGTGTGGTTGCAAGGATGTTGAGATCAGCCTGCCGGCTTGGTTCAACGCGAACACCCTGGAACAGACCGGCACCGACGACGAGGCCGACGTGCAATACACGTTTTGCCCGGAGTGTGACGAGTCGCGCGGCGGTGACTGGACGAAGGAGGTCGAAAAATGAGTTGGTTCGAGGAACAGATCACCGCGAACTTTATCGAGGTATGTGACGCGCTCGGCCTTGAGTACGAGGCCGCGATCGACTTCGAGTTCGACGAGAGCGAACTGCACCCTGACAGCCTGCGCGACATTGCGTTCGGTGTCGGCTATGTCCGCGGACTGGCCGACGCCTACGATCGCACGGGCTTGGAAATCATCGAGGAGGTATTGCACCCATGAGTTACGTCTACATCGAGTCCGAACGCTGGACTGACGAGCACGGCCTGCGGCATGTCCTATACACCGTGGGATTCTACAAGCCTGACGGCAAGTTCGAGCCGGAGAGCGATCACGGCACTAAGCAGGAAGCCGCCGATCGCGTGGCATGGCTGAACGGCGGCGCACCGCAATCGATCATCGAGGCGATCTGCGAGGCTGCCGGCGTAGATCTGGGAGGGCTGGCCGATGATGAAACCTGACGCTCGGCTCCACAACCAGGACCCCGAATACTTCACGCAGCTGGTCGAGTCGACAGGCCTGTCGATCACTAAGCTGGCCGGGGTCATTGGACATGATGAGCGCACCATACGGCGCTGGATGAAAGGCGAGCGGAAATTTCCGTACTCCGCTCAGTTCATTCTCGAATCGCTGGTGCTCAGCCCTTAGTGGCTGATTGTCTTGTCTTTGGGGGCCATGAACTCGGGATTGTTGTGATCCTTGAGGCCGTCTGCCTCTCGGAACGGCACCGAGTTCTTGGCCCTCACTACCCCAAGCCGCGGCACCTGCCGTACCTCATCGAAGTGCACGACAAGGCAGTCGCCCGGTGACAGCTGCAGATCGCTGTTGAGCACGGCCGTCTGGATCAATAGCTGGTTGCCGGGGATGTTGACGAAGCGGGCCCGCACGTTGAACTTGTTGACTACCTGCTCCTCGATGAATCGCGCAACCTCCTCGACGTTCTCGACCCGCCACTGGACCCAGGGCAAGGCAGGCATGTCGCTCGGAGCTTCCAGATTGTTCAGGAATCTCTGAGTAACTTTCGGTCGTTCCATCGCCACGATTCATTCTCCCACATCAAAACCTCGGGCACCGAGTCCGGCGCCGCGAGTCGTTCTATTTCTCCGCAGATCAACCGATACCGAGGCCAAGGCGGGTCTCGCCTGACTACGATTCGACGGTAAACCTCGAAGGTCCTGCGTACAGATCCATCCAAAACTTTCGTGTCTCTCGTGCAACATGGCGAGGCAGAGCGTACTCGGGCCAAGGCTGCCGGTCAAACGCCGCCAGCAGGAAATCCTGAGTAGGAACAAGCACCTTTACCTCATCGCCAAAGTGCTCCTCGAACGGTCGACGACCCCACGCAAGGGAGGGGCCGATCGCACCAGCCGTAACCTGAGCCGGCCCGCCAATGTGCCCGGGCCTGCCCTGCCAGTCCTCGATCGGCTCCCCGAAGTGGTGCCAAGTACACAGGCCTATGGTCCATTGGTGCTGCTCATCCTGGGCGACACGACGGCCACGATCGGTGACGTGCTCGATCGTCGTCGGCCGATCAGCAATGCCGGAGAGCAGGCAAGGCAGACAGCCGCAATAGCGGCCAATGGTTTCCATCCGTTTCGCATCGTGTGGCCGGATCGGCGCTGTTTTACCTACCATCGACACGCTCCGGCGGATCGCCAACCAAGTACATCAGCGGCCATTCAGCCCCGCAGTCTTGGCACAGCCAGCAGTCCGGATCGCAGCCATACGATCCAGGATCCTCATTACGCTCCAGCACGGCTGGCACCGCAGGATCGACCCAATAGCGCATCTGGGATCCGCAGTCTGGACAAAAGCCAGTCAGGCGCACCCTTTTACCGACCACGGGGCGGCCCGAATGCTCGGTTAATGAGATCGCCGCGCTGGCGTGTAGACAGTTCATCGCTGATTGTCTTGCGCTCACCAGTCAGGACCGCAGCAACCGAACTCTCGCTGAGGCCGATGTAGTCGGCGATCTTCTTGCGGCCGTAGCCGGCGCTGTAAAACTCTTTGATCCGCTCGACGTCGTCGGCGGTTACGTCGTTTCTCATGTCGTTCCCTCCGTTAGTATTCCGTGATGACATAGCCCATTGCCTCCATCAGGGCCTTCTTGATTTTGTACTCGCGCATGCGGTGTCCCGATTGCATTTTCACGTCCTCGATGACGTGCTTGTTGCGCTCGACATCGTGGTACTGGAAGTCAGCCACGTAAGTCAGCTGGCGCCCGTTCGGGTAGCGATCCGAGCGCAGCATGATCTTGGTGCCGCCAACGGCGATCGGGAATCGTGGGTGCACTTCCAGATCCTTGATGACGCCGGCCTTGGTCATCAGCAGTAGGTCCTCGTACCGCTTGAACTCCCGACCGCTATCCAGGACGGTGCCGTCAGGATGTTGGTGCCGCTTGATCTTGTTCCCGTACCGTGCGCGCCCGCTCTTTTTCCTGCTCATGCTCTTGCATCCTCGCATCGTGTTTCTTGAGCCATAGTCTTATCACTCGCATGGCCATCGTGTACTGCGGCCAGTGCCGGATCTCATCGCCAAGGCTGCCGGCGTCCTCGTACAGGCCTTCGCGGAAAAACGGATTGAGTTCGCCGCCGTGCTGGTTCATCGCCACGACCAGCAGGACCGCGGCCCGGTCAGCAAGGAAGCGAAGCCGGTCAGCTTCGCGATTCGGCTTTTTGCCGGCCTTTGAGGAATCGGATTTTAGATCCGAGGATCCAGTTTTTGACCCGCTCATCGGGCGGCACCATAGCGTGATTGTTCCATTCGTGGGGCGGTCTGCATTCGCACTTCTCCTCGAATTTGTGAACGGCCCACATGTTGCTGTAGGGGCGGCCGTTCTTGGTTGTTTTGTTCGCGGCGTAGTGCCGCAGCATGGCGTAGAAAACCTCGTGGCTGACCCAATCGGCCGGCAGGGCCTTGCCCTCGTTGCGACCGATCGGCACCAGATCGCCCTCTTTGACGTCGACATCGCGCTTCGCAAACGGCACTTTCCAGCCGCACATCGGACACACGCGCGAGCGTTGGAATAGATGGCCGCAGTCTTTGCACTTGTGAACCTTCGACTCCTCGGCCTCGCCGCTGGCCTCGTGCCGTGACCAGTTGCCAGCCGCTTGCCTGCCCTCATCGAGGCGCCAGCGGAACAGATCATCGGCCATGCCGAGGGCCTGCGTGTTGCCGGCGTGGTCCAGCATCAGGCACCGCTTGAAGTCAGGGTGCTCGCGATCCTTGATGACGTTGCCGTGCTCGTCCTTTGCCGGCCGCATGCCGCGACCGATCATTTGCAGATGGAGCACGATACTTTTCGTAGGCCTGCAGCTTTGGATGCAATTCACCGTGGGAGCGTCGAACCCATAGCTGGCGATCGTGACGTTGACGAGAACCTGGATCCGCTGCGCCTTGAAGGCGGCGACTACCTTGTCTCGTTCCGTCTGGTCCATGCCGGTATGCAAGGCCGCTGCTCGGACGCCAACAGCGCGAAACCGTGCAGCCAGTGCCTCGGCGTGGGCGATGTCAACGGCGAAGGTGATTGTGTGCCGATCCGATGCCAGTCGTAGCCAGTTGTCGACTGCATCGCCAACCAGTTCCACGCAGGCCGCCGATAGTTTCTTGGTTTCATAGTCACCCTTGCGTACTCGAATGCCGGTGAGATCCGGCACCGAGGCGCCATAGTATTCGACTGGCGCCAGCCAGCCATCTTTGATCAGCTGGCGTACCGTCGTGACGTGCTTGATCTGCGTGAAAAAGTAGCCGAGGCCGCGGCCTGTGAGCCTCGCCGGCGTGGCGGTGTAACCGTCGATCCGCGCCCTCGGTGCGTAGTGCCGCAGGATCTCCAGGATCTTCGGCGCCACGGCCAGATGACACTCGTCGACGAGGAGCCGCTGCACCTTGGGAAACCAGAAATCGCTGCGCTTGGCGCGCGAGATCAGCGTTGGCCAGCTGACGACGTGCACCGGATTGACCGGATTCCACGTCTCGCCTTGCCGGCGGGCCCGCAGAACGCTCACGTTGCCTGCCCCGCACAGCTGGCGGGCGAGCCCGAGCGTCTGGTCGAGGATCTCGTTACGCGGCGTCAGGATCGCTGTGCTGTCGCCTCGCTCGAGTTCGCGCTTGGCTATCTGGCATTGGATAACCGTCTTGCCTGAGCCCGTAGGGGAGCAATGAATGACCTTGTCGTCCTTGCCGTGGTGCATGGCGTAGTTGACGTCGTCGATCTGGTACTGGCGAGCTTCGAGCTTCATTCGGCCGACCAACGAGCAAACGTCAACGCCATGTTCATACATAGAATTGACGCGATCAGCGGAGAGAACTGGTATCCAAACCACGGAAGCACGGCGATACCGCACCAACCACACGCGCCGAGGACGTAGATAGTCTTGAGGAGCGCCTTACGCATCATCGTGGCTCGGCGCGACTCGATGGATACTCATGGCCGTTGACGCACCTGTCGTTGCCGTCCGGCCTGCGCTCCCGGCTGACACCGACTGCGCCGCAGAGCGGGCAGTAGCCATACGGCGCCGGCCGCCATCTCGTTTTGTCCTCCGGCATCGGAGCGAGATCCCATGTCTGCATGGCGAACTCACGGATGCCGGTCTGGCACGTCGCGCAGAATGCCACGGGGATGATGCCAATATCGCCCTCAACGCCTTCGCCCTCGAGATTGAAGGATGTACTGCAGATCGAGCAGTAGACGATCCTCATTTCGCAAGCAGGCTGTTTTGCCTGCACTCCCATGCGTCACGATCGCCGTCGCACAGCCCGGGCGCGCAGCTGCACCATTCGATGCGGGCCGCCAAGGCCTGCCGCAGCATGCGCTTGGCCTCGGCCGCCTCGCCCTCCTCCCAGAGGCGGTAGACGTCCTTAACCTCGTCGAGCAGCGCAGGATCCGGCGTCAGGCCAACATGAATACCGGACTCGACCGGGGGCAGCCGGCTTGGCTTTGGTGCCTCGTCGAACACGATAGGGGGTGCTTCCGTGTTCTGCGTCTGCACGTAACCCTGGGCCGCGGCATCGTCAGGGTGCATCGAGTCGATCAGGGCTTGCCGGTTCTGGTTCGCCTCGGATACCTGCGCGAGATCGGACTCCCTGACGTCCTCCAACGTGCGCTTCGTGATCTTGGCCGCCAGCCGCAGCGCGCTCTCGGATTGCGGCTGAGCGATGTCAGGGATCTTTGGCACGACGCGCGTCACTTTGGTCGCTGTCTCCATGACCTCGTAGCCCACGGCCGAGATGTTGCCGTCGCGGTTTACGATCCAGCCGTACTCGGGGATCTCGGTCTCGACATCGTTGACGTTGAGGTAGTGCTTTTTCCTGCCGCCATCGCCCTCACTCGTCAATAACATCTTGCTGTTCATCCACTCAGGCCAGAGGCCCTCCTGATACCGAGTTGCCTCGGTCATCTGGAAGGCCTCAACCTGCGAGCCGTCCGGCATCGTGTACCGGAAGTCGAGCTCACTCATCTGGCTTGTCCTCGTTGTTGCGGTAGACGATCACGAGCGACGACAGCCATGTCGACACGTACTCGCAGTCGGCCACCAGTTCTGGATCCAGTACCAGCCGCTCGATGGCGTCCTCGCCGGCATACGGCAGGCACATGATCTGTTTCAGGGCCTCGCGGACCTCAGCGGTCTCGACCTCGGCCTGCGTCAGCTTCTTGCCGCTGTCGCGAACGTCGCTGCCGTCGTGCTCTTTGACTTTGTCGCTGTTGTCCTGCGAATCATTCTCATCTTGGGACTCAGTCCCATCTGCCAGCTGCTCGTTGATCATGCGATTCACCGTGCGCTTGGCGACGCGACAGATGTCAGCAATTTCCTGCGAGCGCAGCTGCGAGAGTTCTGGGTCCTTGAGCGCCATCTCGACAGCATGGCGCTTGTCGGCATTGGTGCGCCGGAAGCCGTGCTCAGCGTTGGATCCGAGCGCGAAGATCAGCGCATCGTGTGTGCCACCCTCGTAGATGAAGCAGCCAATCTCCTCGCGGCCGGCGTTGATCGCTGCCCGCTGACGATGGAAGCCGTCAGCCAGGATGATGCGATCACTGTTTTTCTCACGAAAACATACCAGCGGCGGGAACGCGGCCCCGTTCTGAAAATCCTCGGTGTACTGCTCGACCATCTTGCGATCGATACGCACCCTAACCTGCGTGGCGGCCGTGGCCTCGATTGCATCGAGCCTGATGCGCTCGAACACGGCGCCCTCGGGTACTTGTAGGCTCACGCTGCTACCTCCTCAGCATCGTCCTGAATCAGATCCATCTGGCTATTGTAAAGCCGCTCGAGCTCCCGCTCTTTGGCGTTGGTCAGCGTGGTGACGCAGTCGTGCGCCAGCGTCTTGTGATCGCCGGACGTGACCAGCTTGGCCAGATCCTCGACCTTGAGGCCTGAGTCCTTGGCGATCGGCTGGATCGCCTCTGCGGTTCTCTCAATCAGGTTCTCGAGATATTTCTCTGCGTCCTGCCGCAGCCGTTGCCTCAGCGTTACCTGTTTCTTTTTTGTAGCCATCGTTCTCTCCTGTTGGTGTTGCGTAGAAATTGTGCTGCTCCGCTTTGTAGAGCAGATCCATAACTCGATCGAGATTCTGTAGGTGCTGGTACGTCACGAAAAATGACTCCCATCGTCCAGGACCCTGATTGAGCCAATAGAAAAATGCGACGGCGACCATGTTGGTAGGCGTCTTGTCGTACACGACGCAGGCCGAGACCTCGGACAGCACGTACATCTTGCGGACGTGGAACGTCTCCTTGGCATAGTTCTTTTCGCGGTCTGTGCGTGAGAAGTTGCGGGCCACTTCATCGGCCTTGGCGCGCAGCTTGCGCTTGCGATCGGCCTGCATCAGGCATACCTCCGGGCCTTTGGCCGCGCAGGATACGCGGTTACTCGGCTCGCCTTTGGTCGCTGCAGGTGCCGTTGGCCACTCGGATCATTGGTCAGCCCGTGGGACCTCCCCGAGATTTTTGCCAGCCTTGAGTTACGGTCAGTTGTGGACCCCTCACCGGGAATCCGGGCAGGGTTGATACGGGATGCAACAGGATGAGACAATCTCGCTGCGCCGGTATTCGCTGTATCCGAATTCCGAAGGCCTCGGGAGTTGCTTGCTCCCGGGGCCTTAAAATTTTGAGCGATCGAAATTATCACTATCAGTCATTCTCAGCAATAGGCCCGCAATCGCATTGGGCTTTTTCTTTGGCGCCGCAGACATGGCACCACGGCGTCGGGTCCTGCTCGATCTCGAGTTCCTCTCGTAACTTCGCGTAGGCGTCCTGCAGATCCCAACCACCATAGCCGCTGGCGCGCAGCACCCTGATCGCGCGCTTGGCCACGCGCCGTAGTTCTGGCTGGCTCATTTTGTCGGGATTTTTGTATTCGCTCACTTCAACTTCCTCCGCTCGGCCTCTTTGCGGACTGCCTCCTGGATCCACTCGGCCATGCTCATGCCATCCATATCGGCCAGCTTCATCAGCCGGCGGTGATCGTCAGGGTGCATTCGCATCTGGAACTTCTTGGTTTTTCGTCGCATAGCTCAATCCTGTATGGACACACGATCGATTGTATGGTCAAATTGTCCATACCGCAACCACAGAAACGGAGGAAAAAATCGTGAGAGCGGAAATGCCTTGCCATATAACCGATGGCCCATCAGATCCAGAGGACGCCGACGATCGTTGGCGCGCTTTTGACCCAGACTTCGCTGAATATCAGCAGCCCGATGACTACTACGATTCCCAAACGGAGGAAGCTATGACTGACACAACTGACAGAAGTACCCGGCCTGACGACCTGACCCGCATCTTCGATCGGATCAACAGCCTCGGCCACGAACTCACGGAACTGCAGGCCGTGCTTATCAATCAGGAGGCACCAGCACCGCAGCACGACAAACTGTTCAAGGCCTTGGCCAAAGCCCAGACCGAGATCGTCAACGCCGAGATGGACGCGACTAACCCGCACTACGGGTCACAGTACGCCTCGCTCGACTCGGTACTCAAAGCGATCCGCGGCCCGCTGTCGAAAAACGGCATCGCCTTTTTCCAGCTGCCCGGTAACAAGCGCACCGAGAAAGGCGACTACCTGACGCTGACCACGGTGCTCGCGCACGAGTCCGGCCAGTCCATCGAAAACTACTTTGAGATGTACCCGCCGAAGCACGACCCGCAGGGCGTGGGCTCGGCCATGACCTACATGCGGCGCTATGCAGCCATGGCACTGTGCGGTATCTCCGGTGCCTACGACGACGATGCCGAAGGCGCCAAGCCCGAGCAGGAAACGATCACGCCGCAAGAGGCCGACCAGATTCTCGCGCTGGCCGACGAGTTGTTCGGTGCTGACGCCGACGCGCTCCTGGATCGCATGTGCGACAAGATCTTTGGCGTCGAGTCCGTGCCCAAAATCCCTGCCGGTGAGGCCGGCGTGGCGCTGCAGCGCATCGAGAACACGCGCAAGCGCAAAGATCGTGAGAAGGAGGAGGCCCCGGCGAAGGAGCCCGCCAAGCCCAAGAAGGCGGCGAAGCCCGCTGACGATGACGTTCCGGTAGCGTAATGGACTGCCGGATCATCCCCGTAGAGCAGGGATCCGATGAATGGCTGGACCTCCGGCGCAATCGGATTACCTGCTCTCGTCTCGCCGATGTCATGGCGAAGCCAAACACCAAACGCTATCAGGAATACCAGCGCGAGAAGGTGAAGGAAATGCTCGGCCACCACCACGTCGACAAGAACCCCGAGTGGGCCAGACATGGTCGTGAGCACGAGCCCAGAGCGATCGGCGCCTACGAGTGGCGCTACGAACTGGACGTCGCGCATGACGTGTTCCTGATCAGCGACAAATACGACTGGCTCGGTGGCTCGCCTGACATCCTGCACCTGCCGAAGTACGACGAAGGCGGCGAGATCAAGTGCCGCGCGCTCTACAAAAACTACAAGCGGTATCGTGATCTTGCGGAGCGGTTTCGTGGTACGACGAAGGCCTGCCCTGCAGAGAACCGCCATCAGGTACAGGGGCACATGATGCTCACCGGCTTCCAGCGGTGGGGCTTTATCAACTACTACATCGGATCAAACCTCGAGGGCGGCGTCGCACAGAAGCTACACCGCGTCTGGATCCCGAGGGATGATGACCTGATTGCCGCAATGGAGGAGCGAGCCGTAGAATTCATCGCCGAGTGCTACGAGATCGCTGGCCTGACATGAAGATGGCCGGCTTCGCGATCGGATTCCTGCTTGGCTGGCTATCCTCAGTGCCCGTGTTCCTGTACTTTCAGGAGCCCGCGGCCGAGGAGGCGGCCAGAGCCTACGCGGCCTACCGGGCCTGCATTCAGCGATCCAGCTGCATAATGACGCCGCAGGACTGGATCGACTACTACGACTTGAAATGGCGTCTTGAGGAGAAGGACATTGAGTGAACAACAGGAAAGCAATCCAGAGCAGCCACGCAAGGTGGAACTGCAGCCATGCCCGTGCGGCAAGACGCCCGGGGGCCTGCTGATCGAGATGCCGGAGAGGGCCAAGTACGGCGCAGCCATGGGTGATTGCTGCGGTATGTGGATCGTAGAGTTTCGCAACGGTTACGCAACCGAGCACGAAATCACATTGAAACGTGCCCAGGATGCGTGGAACAATGCGCCGCGTCCAAGTTCACTGGACTAATAGAAAGCCGGGATCCCCTGCAACGAGTACGGCGTAAAGCTAAAGGCAGGGGCACAGGGCGGTGCTAAAGCGGCCCGCCACCCACTCCTCGGTGGGAAACCGGACGCCTGAGCCGGCTGCAGAAAGTAGGGATGGCCCCGAGTTACCTCCGTTTCTCGGGGCTTTTATTTGACCAGATGCCGGCCCTCGAGGCGGGCTACGGCGCGTGAGATACCCGGCAACGGATCGACCGACCGTTCCAGATGTTCGACTTTGGTTTCGAGGCCAGCGACAATCGCAATCAATATGACGATCGTCTGGCTTATGATCGCGACCCAGAGCTCCGGCGTCATTAGTCACGACCCATCAGAATCTCGAAGGCCTGCTCGACGCGCCGCTCGGCGTCGTCGATTTCCTCTCTGTTGCGCTCGGCCAGCGCCTTGTTGGCAGCGATGTTGGTGTCCATGCTCACGATCTTGGCATCCGTGCCGAGATCCTGTGATGCTAATTGCTCCGATACCGCAACGCCTATACGCCATTCTGCGTATGCGCCCAGGATCACGGCGCCGAATGCCATGATTGCCAGAAGCCCGCCATTTTCCTTGATCCAATTCACTCGTCGTCCTCCCCCTCATCGTCGGCGAACAGTGCCTTGATGGCCGCTCGCTTCTCCTCCGTAACGAACTCCTGCTGCACAACCACCGGCTTTGGCTGCGGCCGTGCCTCGGCCTTCTCGAGGAGCGCCTGCTGCTCGGAGATCTGCGCCTGCAGCATGGACTGTTCCCATCGCAGCTGCTCGACCTCCTCCTCGATGGCTCGCGGTGGAGCGGCCGCGACTGGCTGCGGCGCCGGCGTGAAGTCATGGGCCGCCTCGCACTCCGCTTCGTTCTCGAACTCGCGCAGGATCTCCTTGATGTTGCACAGCGACATGGCCGCCAGCTGGTACTTGCCGGCGCTCAGGTAGAACTCAGCCATGCACACCTGATTCAGCTTGAGATCCTGCCGGCCGAAGATCGGAGTGTTCCACTGGTGCGAGCCCAGACAATCTGCAATGTCGACGTCGCCGAGGACGTTACCCAGGGCCAGCGACTTCGCCTCGTTGTGCATCGTGTTGGTGCTCGGTGCGCTCACGCTCACAGGAACGCTCACGTCTCCCCCGGTTAGCGTACTGCCACCGACGTTGATCGTGTCGCCGCCAACATTGACGGTATCCCCGCCGACGTTGACATCGGTGCCGACATTGACATTGACGTCGTCATTGTTGCCGCGGCGCTCGCTGCCCTCGGCGATGTTGATTCCCCAGACAAACCACGCTATCGCCAGCACCAGCGCCAGCAATCCCCATAGCCTTGCTTTTTTTATCGGACTCATAAGACAGCCACCAGTATGCCGAGAGCGATCAGCCCTCGATGAAACCAATTATCGATGAAGTGATCCCTGCGCTCCTGCGCCAGCTGCTCCTCGCGAACCTGACCGAACTGGTGCGCGAGCCGGGAACACTCGATGAGCTCGTTGTAGGCGCCGCTCTGCGCCTCGAGCGCGTCAGCGTTGGCGACGGCAACCTCGTAATTGCCGCCAGCTGCGATCGTGTAGGCCACCAGCGCAGCGAAGCCGTCCCGGCCGAAGGATACGGTGTCGTCATCCCCCGATACGGGAGAGGGCATCTCAGGCAGCCTCAGAGGCCGCTGGATCTCGACGGATACCTTCTCGACCTCACAGGTAGGGAGCTCAACTGGACTGCTGGCGCACCCGCTCAGACTGCCAAGCAGAAAGCAGATCATCCATATCGGGATTCGATTCACTCAGTTTCTCCAATCGCTGCTCGGTAGCCTTGGCCGCGTCGGCCGCAGCCGCCTTTTGCTTCTCGGCCTTTTGAGCCAGCTGCTCT